AAATAATAGATGCTTTTCAAACTTTAAATTGGAAAGTATATAGTTATAAAATTTGGTTAAAGTCTTTTAATATAGATTTATATAAATTACCTTATCAACATTTAATAACATTTACCCAAGAAAAAAAAAAAATACCACAAACAAAAAGAATTTTAGAAGATGTTTTTTGTATAAAGCCAAGCGGATTTAAAAATTCTATGCCTGTTGAAATTTGCGAAAGACATATAAATAGTTTTACAAATATAAACGAAATTGTTTATGACCCTTTTTTGGGAAGTGGAACTACTGCCGTTGCTTGTAAAAAAAATAATAGAAATTGGTTTGGTTCTGAAATTAAAAGCGAAATTGCAAGTATAATTGAAGAAAGATTAAAAAATGAAACTTGAAAATAGAATAAACATAGAAGAATTGGCAAGGCAAACACTAAAAAATATTTTATCTTCTAAAGGTATTATATATAGACATTATGAAAACAAATTTAAAAGCAAAGAATCCAATAGCGAAGAAATTAAAAACTCCGCAATTCAAATTGAAAGTAGTAAAACCAAAGAAAGGGAAAGGAAGCTATGTTAGAAGCAATAATAATACTAGAAATAGTGATGTGGACTAGCTATTTAATGTTTAATTAAAAAGTGAATAAAAAATGTTCACAATGTAAAGAAACCAAAGATGTTAAAAATTTTTGGTGGCGTAAAGACAACCAAAATTATAGAGCAAATTGTATAGAATGTTGTTCAAAAAATAGGAAAAAATATTATAAAAAACACAAAAAAAGATTATTAGAGTGGCACAAGAATTATCGTTTAAAAAATAGAAATAAAATTAATAAACAACAAAAAGAAAGCTATTACAAAAATAATGGTGCTGAAAAAAGAAAAATATGGAGACTTAAAAATCCATTAAGAGATTTAAAAACAAATAGAAAATGGCGATTAAACAATCCTAATAAACTTAAAGAATTTAATAAAAAAAGGTGGCAAAAGATTATAAATGACCCAATATTACATGAAAAAAATAAACAACAAGTAAGATTAAAAATGTCCACCCCTAAAGCAAAATTAAGACAAAGAAAATCGTTTAAAAAGCATTTTCTAGCAAATAAAGAATATTATTTAAAAAAGAATAGAAAGCATTACCTTAATAATAAATTATATTATAATTTAAAATCTTTACATAGAAGAAAGGAAATTTTAAAAAGGATTCCTAAATGGGCTAATTTAGAAAAAATTTTTGAAATATATAAAAATAGAAAAAAAGGGTATCATGTAGACCACATTATACCATTACAAGGTAAAAATGTTAGTGGGCTTCATGTAGAAAATAATTTACAATATTTAAAAGCAAAAGATAATTTAAGCAAAGGCAATAATTTTATCCCAAAATAAAAAAGTGTATAAATTAACTATTTTTTGACGAACTAAAATTTATTGTAGCATTAAAAGAAAAAGAAATTCTTTCTTCATCTTTATTAGTAGAATTAAACGGATAAACAATATGCGAAAGTGAATTTGGAAAAAGAATCCAAGTACGCTCCATTTCATTTGGCGTAATTCTATAATTAACATCAGTAAACATACCCTCCGAACCCTCTATAAATTCCGTATTACCGGAAAAATCATTATGTTGTTTTGCGTTTTCCGTAGGAATCATGGCTTCTGGGATTTGCAAGTAACCAACACAAGAAAGATGATAATTTTTTGTTTTTGTATATTCTGTATGGCGATGGCAAGGGTTATAATCTCCAGGTTTTGAAACTACATACCAAGCAGAATTAATTAATATAGATTCTATTTTTTCTTCTTTATAATGGGCGTTAGTGTATGAAGCTATAATAGGGTCAAAAAAAGATTTTTTCCATTTTAACATAATTTCTGGGGTTATTAGATATTCTTCGGCAACATGACCTACTAATCTTTCGCCCCAATCATGGTTATTTTTCTTTTCTTTATCTCTTCTAATATTTTTTAAATCTTCTTTAAAATCTTTAATTAAATCTAAAGGCAAAACTGCTTTTGCTAAAGTTGAGCCAAAAGGTTTAAATATTTTAAAATTTATTTTATCCGTCATATATCATATATATTATATAAATTTTTTATTGGAATACTCCAACATTTAGGTCTATCTAACCCAAAATCTGTTAAATATTTATCTTCTAATTTGACAAAATAAGGATACCAACCTTGAATTGTATATGTATGTTCGCCCTCATAAGTAACTAAAACATATTTTGCTTTCTTTTCTATTGGGCGAATAATTAAACTATTATTATATTTTTTTTGTTGGGTTCTTATTTCTATATCATTACCAACATCAGCTTTATCGTATCTATTATAAGTGTCGCTATAACTACCATTAAAAAAAACATTTTTTGCTTTACAATAAGCAACTTCGCCCATAGCCCCTAAAATTCCTAAAGATAGTGTACGCTCCTCCGAACCTTTATAACCATGTCCGAATTTTTTTTTCATTTTAATATTTTCAACATATCTTTTATTAGCTACTTGCGAAGCCATCTCTATTTCGTATGGTTCTAATTTCACAATCATATTTCGTTACCGAAACTGTCCCAACCTTGAACCTTTTGCCTAGCAAACAACTCTATTCTTGGCAAGTTTCCGCAAAGCTCAACTATTGCATTTCTTATTTTATGAGGTTTTTTACTATGTTCCCTACGCTTATCTATAACTAATTGTTGAACATTTTTAGAAATTCTTTTTGGTTTTCCTTTTGTAGCTAACAAGCACATTTCAGGATTAGCTCTTGTCCAATAACCTAAACCCATAAAAAAATTATTCATTTGATTTGTTTTAACCCATGTAAAAGCCACCGTTTTATATTTAAAACCCCATGCTTCAATGACTTTAAAAGATTTTTCAAGAAAAGGGTCAGTAACCCAAAGGAAAAGAGTACAATCCACATCAGCAATATCATTGATAGGAAGATTACATATATCGTTGAGTGCCATACAAGAATAATGCCTTGTTGCGTTTCTATCTTCGCCTTTTTTAGAATAACTTTTAAAGTACCAGGGCGGATCAGCATAGATAATTTTATACTTTTTTTTGATTGCTTTTAGTTCTTTCAATATTGTTTTCCTTTTCTTGTTTATGATAGTCTTTAAGTTTTATTCCGGTATTTGAAAAACTTTCCCACCAACATTCAGCGCAATAATCCTTTCCGTTTTCGACCACATCAGCTTTCATATCGCATTTAGTACATATTCTCATATCACCGTAAATATTCATTTATCATTTTTTTAACTTTAGGATTTTTCTTTAATATAGGAATAAATTCTTCGCTTAATAATGCCGTCTTTTCTTCGCCAATTTTATTTATATTAATTTTATTTATCCAACAAATTATATGCCAAAGCTCATGATATAAAGTTTTAGCCATCATTTCTTTTGATAAATTTGGATTGATTCGTAAAATTAAAGGATCAGGGTCAAATACAGCATGACAATCTCCGCAATTTTCCCATAAAACCTTAATTTTTTTGCTTTTATATTTAATGATTTTAAAAGCCATACCGAATCTTTAAGCATTTATTGAATAATTGCAAATATTTAATGTATTGATTTTTTACAAATTTTGTATTATCTTCCGAATCAATGCTTATTAAGATTGGCAAACAATGGAAACATAGAAAGGTTGGGGGTTGCTTTACAGCAGATCATCTTTCTCCCTCTCAATTAACTAAAAGTCCAGACCAATGGTTTTATGACTATTGCGTTCTTGATGAAAAAGATAGGAAAAAGCGACCCCCAAATATGAAAATGATTTTTGGTGGAATTGTAGGGAGAGCTTTACAAGACATTATAGTTCATAAATTGTCTATAAAAGAAGTTATGAAAGGAAAAGCAAATGCTGGAAAAAATAGCTAAATTACAAACCGAAGTTAGGAATTATCAAAAACAACAAAAAAAACAAGATTCTTTAATTAGGGAAAGGGACGCTGAAATAACTGATTTAAGAACTAAATTAAGTAAGTATGAAGATAAGGAAAATCAAAAAAATAAAAACCAAAGCTATATTCACAACAAAGCATTAAAAGATATAGAACAAAAAAAACAAAATGAAGAAAGGAAAAAAGATGAAAGTAAGGGAAGCAAGTAAAGAAGAAAAAAGCAAAGGGGGTTTTAAAGAAAGGCGTTTAGAATGTATTAATAAATTAAGCGAAGTTAATACAGTTGATATAAAAGGTAAAAAATATTCTACAGTTGCTATAAGACATCAACATTTAATAAATTATTTTCCGGAATCTAAAATAGACGAACAATTAATTGATAGCCAAACAAACGATAGTTTTGTTACAACAAAAACTACTTTGTATATTGGCGACACACCCTACAGCGTAGGTCATGCAAGGGAAAGTTTTAATAGCTCCTTTATTAATAAAACTTCGGCAGTTGAAAATGCTTTTACATCAAGTTTAGGAAGATGTTTAGCAGCGTTTGGCTTACATGGTAGCGAATTTGCTTCTGCCGAAGAAGTTGCTAATGCTATTAATAACCAACCATCAAAAAAAGATTCAATCGAAACACAAATAGAAAGTCAAAGAACGGAAACAAAACTTAATACTTTGTATTCGACTTGGAAAACTAAAAACGAAGAAATAGAAAAACTATTTCAAACTAAACAACAAACCATCAAAAACAACGGAGGACAAAATGTCAAATCAGAATGGTAAATCAAAAGACTGGGTTTTATTTCCCTATGAAGCGGACAACCCAAAATCTATAAAGATAGATTTTTCAGGAAATACTTTATTAGCTAACGGAGAAAAAGGTACTATATTAGGTTCTAAAGGTACTTCAAAAGACGGCAATACAAAGTTTATAAGAATATTCGCCCAAGTAGGAGTTTTATTTAAAGGGGACGACAATAAATTTACCGGTAATCTTCATGCTCCGGAAGTTGCACCTAATAAAAAAAATCTTATTGGTTGGTTAAATGATAAATCGGAAAAACCAAACATAGCCGGTTATCAAAATGACCCACAAGATAAACAACAACCTAAACCAAGCGAAAACAAACTTGATTTTTAGTGAAAACTTTTTTTCTAATATTATTATTAGTAAAAAGTCCAAACGAAATTATCTATGTCAAAGTTCCTTTTAGCTATTCGGTAGAACCTATAACTTGTGAAGAAATTTATTATGAAAAAGTTAAACATAAATTTTTTGAAAATGATGGTTATTATGGTTTCTATAAAGGGTGGGTAGTAGCAGGGCATTTTTGCATAGACACTAAAGGAAATTATTATAATGGATATGAAGAAAAATTAGATTGGCAATTAGGACATGACTGACAATGTTAAAAATATAAATCAAATATCAAAAGAATTAGAAAAACTTTTGAAAGAAAAGCAAAGCGAATATGGTAGTTTTCATTCTACAAGCTATGTATTTAAAGGTGTTTTAGAAAGTATTCTATCCGCTTTTAATGGAACTAAAGTACATTGTCCCAATAATATATTTGGGCTTTGCATGATATTTGTAAAATTATGGCGTTCTATTACTAATAAAAAATATAAGAAAGATACTTACGATGATATTAACGGATATAATGAATTAAATAGAAGTCTTAAAATGGAAGAAAACAATGGAAAATAAAGCACCAATGACCCCTTTAATGATGAAGCTATTGAATTTTATTAAAAAATATGCAAAAAAGAACAAATATTATCCAACTTATCAAGAGATGGCTGATGCATTAAATTTTAAAAGTAAAAATTCTGTAACAGTATTGATTAATAAATTGGAACAAAGAAAAGAAATAAAGCGATTAAAAGGATATAGACGGAATATAGAGTTAAATGGCTAAAGTAGAAAAAAACACTTTGCAAGAATTAGTTGTTAATTTTAAAGAATTTTTTGTTGGGGCAACCATAGAGGAAGCTACGGAAAATGCTCACAAGCAAAAAACACCTAAAGATGACGCTACTATAACAATAACTGACAGGCGTTTTCTTGGGTCAAATATAAAAATAGTCAGTGAAAAAACAAATGGCGATAAACCCCAAACAAATCAGGGACTTAAAAGCGAAGAAAGACAGGTGGGTGGAGCGAATGAATAAACACAAGCGAATGATTCGTAAATACCAAAATAAATTGCCTGTAATAGCTCAAGAAATTCTTGATTTAGAACAAAAACAAGATAGCATTACAACTTAAATAAGCTATCTCTAATAAAAGTTGTGTAAGGGATAAGGGGATTCTACGCTTAAAAGAAAGGAAACATGGCAAAAACAAACACAGTTAATTCAAATCTTGAATTATATAAAACAATCGGAAAAAAAATTAAAGAAGCAAGAACCCAAATGGACAGGAAGATAACTCCTATATCTCCTAATAGAAAATTACCTAAAAGGTTCGTAACGCAATCGGAATTGGCTAAAGCTATTAATGTAACATTCCAGCAAATACAAAAATATGAAAAAGCTAGTAATAGAATTTCTATTGATAAACTTTTAGGCGTTGCAAATTATTTAAAAAAGCCGGTTGGTTATTTTATTCCGCAAATTCATAACGATATTCAATTTACTATTGAAAGCGTTAAAGTAGAAGAACAACCGGTAGGGGGGAATTGATGTTTGTTCCGGTTCAAGACAAATTAAATGGTCTTATCCCAGATCCTATTGAAATAGACGCTTATAATCATTATTGCGATATAGTTGAAAGAATGATTGTTAATGGACATGAAGCCCACAAAACAATTCCAGGTTATCAAGATTGTAAGCCGGAAATAGAAACATATAAAGTATTTGATGGTATAGAAATTCCTGTTCATGGCTACGCAGATTTTAAAGGTAAAATTATAATAGAGGATAAATGTAAGTTTCCTAGAAGAGGAAGAGCAAAGAAAGACGGAACTAAATCTTGGCTAACGGCAAAGCTACCGGAAGCACCTACTAGCGACCACCTTTTGCAGACAGATTTTTACCATTACGCAACCGGCTTACCAATATATATTTGTTATATTAACGAAGATACTTTTAAAGTATTTAGTGCCGAAAATTACGAATTTCTTAAACCGGAAAGCATAATGTCAAGACTACCTAATTTTCTTCAAAGATGTAAAGTAAGACAAAATCTTTTAGGAATAAGCCATGATGTAAATGTACTTAAAAATTACATTCAACCGGATTTCGAATCGTTTAAATGGAAAAATGATTTAGACCCTGATTACTTAAAAAATGCTATGAATTTCTGGAAAAGTTAATCTAAAAAAAATTTTCTTAAAAAATCAAAAAAGCGTTTTCTCAGTTTTTTTTTCCCTACTGCTACAACATTTATTTTTTGCCTTAATTCACTTTACTAGATTCTAGACGATTCCCAAAAAGCGACTGTGGT